AAGTTCCATCTACAGGGGGAAAATATACCTATAGACCATTCACAGTCAAGGAAGAAAAAGCTTTAGCTCTGGCGCAGGAAACAAAGGAAGACGATACAATATTTACTGCCATTGCCGAGGTGTTGAATGAATGCTTTCATCATAAGTTCGATGCCCGCGACCTAGCTATATTTGATGTTGAATATCTTCTAACACAAGTAAGAGCCAAGTCCGTGGGCGAAATGGTTACATTCAGGTTGTCCTGTGACGCCGACCCAGAACATGAAAGAACACCATATAATCTTGATATAACAAAACATAAAATTGAGTTCCCCAAAACTCATGCCAAACGAATTGATTTGTTTGATGATGTTGGTGTGGTTATGCGGTATCCCAAGTTCAGCGAGTTCAAGGCCATAACAGAAATGAACGACGTTGAAACTATTGCTTTTTGTATTGATTTCATTTATGAGGGCGACCAGATTTATAAAGCAACTGACCATACAATGAAAGAACGAATCGAATTTATTGAATCCCTCAGTAAGAAACAAAAAGAAAAGATTGAGGAAATATTCTTTAAGACTATCCCCATTTTTGAGGTTGTTATGGAATGGGAATGTATGATTTGTAAACATCAACATAAAAAGACGATACGAGGTATCCACAATTTTTTCATCTAGCTCTTTCCCATATTAATCTTCACGATTTCTATAAGACAAACTTCTTATTGAAGTATATTCACAAGTTTTCGTTGGAAGAATTAGATGATATGGTGCCGTGGGAAAGAGAAGTTTATATTTCGTTATTGGAAAATCACATAGAAGAAATTAACACAAAGAAAAATAACAAAACATTGGAAAATCTATAATGTTAAAATTTCAATCCGAAAAAGAAATGCAGGCTTTTCTATCAAGGGTCAAGGTAAATAACCGCGAGAAGATGGAAGAACAAATTGCTGACCAGTTGGCTGCATTGAAAGAATCCGCCGAAGAAACAAACAGTAAACTTGATACGACTAATATCAAACTTACACAGGCGGAGCTCCGTGACATAACGGCTGTTTCCACTCCAGAAGTTTCGAGTGCATTAGCAGAGAATCCAGCAGAACAAGATAATACAGAGGCTATTGAGAATCTTACGGATGCCCTTGGTGATTTCAAGGAAAGCTTTGAGAAGATGGAGAAAGACCGTCTTAATGAACTTTCATCGGCCGCTGTTGATAGAAGTAGTGCAAAGTTCGGGCAATCGGGTACTCAAGGAATTGCCCAGAGAATGAAAAATCTGGGTTATGGTATGTTTGGTGGTGAAAGATTTGCAAGTTATATGGCTAAACGGTCCTTGGCCATGGGTGTTGAAAAAGAACTTAATCCCGATGCAGATGCCAAAGATATTCGCAAGAAGATTAAACTTATTGATATCAAAAGCCGTGAACTAAACAAGATTGAAACAAGACTGGCTGAATACCGTAAGATAGGATTGGCTGAGGAAGATATTGAGAAAACTGGGGCGCATAAGAGAAAGCTGGAATTAACAAAAGAAATTGCGGGGCAGGGAACCGCTGCCTTTTCGCAATTCAACAAAAAGACTGATAAAACCAATAATTCAGTATTCGAGGATGTTGCCACCCGCTCCCAATCCGTTTCGGGTAGTTCAGTTTCTGGTAGTTCCAAAGAGGCTGACCTAGAAGAAGATTTCCATCAGAATAAGCTTCTTGTTGAACAAGAAAAGCAAACGGGTATTCTCCAAGACCAACTAGACCTCATGATTGGTGATAAAAAAGAAGATGATGAATGGCAAAAACGTCTTCTGGCAACCACTGAAAATCTCCGTGGGGCAATGGGTAGGACTTCTATTATCCCGGGCCTAGGCGCATTACCGATTGCCCTCGCTGGTGCCTATGGTGTTAAGAAACTTGTTGAGGGTCTTCTGGATAACCAGTTGGAAAAGGATAAAAAGGCAGAAGTTCAATCATCCCTTAAAAATGTTGACGAAACAAACAAAAGACTAATGGAAAATGGTTCTGCACCACTTGTCAAAGATTATACCACAGGAGCTGGATGGCGTCAGGAATCAGAAGATGGGCAAAGACTGTTAGCCGAAGCAGGAGTATCCAATTGGGCCGAATATGAAGCCAAGATGAATCCAGAGCCATTTTCTCCTGTACAACATACATCAACGGTGGGTGGGTTTAATGTCCTCAATTCGCAATCACTTACAGAATCATCGACCGTTGATACAAATACGAATACTCCTACCACGTTAGGAGTTGAACCACCATCACCAGCCATGAAGGAAATGAAAGATGATTTAAAGGCCGCGGCCATTCGTGACCACACCACATTCAATGATGTTGAAACATCCACGATACCATCGCTTCAATCGCCACATGTTAGTACCGAAACACCAGTGACAAGTAGTGATACAGCCATCGAAAAGGTTGCGGAAACAATCGGCAAGAATATTACAATAACAGTACCACCGGCACCACCATCGAAAACACAAGTTGCGCCGTCTCCATTCTCGCAGAAAATTCATAATCCCGAATCTTCTTTCGGCGCATATATGAAAAGTTGTTTCTAATTAGAAACAACCGTTTCCAACAAAAAGGCCCTGTTATCAGCAGGGCCTTTTGGTATTCTATATTAATTGTTATATCTTACTTCTTTTTGGGACCAGGTTTCAGTTTTCGAACAATAGAACCATTCTTGTCGCGTTTATTCGGTCCGATTGATACTTTTGTTCCCTTTTTAGACGCCATGGTTTATTCCTCCTCAACGATTGACCGGAAATAACTCAGGTCATCATCTTCTGCCCCGGTATTGTCCCACGGTGGGGTATCAGCCACGGGGTCAGTTTTCTTGGCTGCCTTTTCACGACCGGGGGCGGTTTCTTCCTTAACACGGGTTTTAGCCGCAAACTCAGGAACTGGATTTTCAGGAAGTTCAGTCTTATCGGCTGTTGGTACAGCAGAGCCAGAGAGAACCGAATTGAATTTGGTCTTCAATTCATCATAAGTCTTGAACTGTGAGGGAGCCACCAGTTCATTCAGGTCATACCGACCATTCATGACTGCCAGAATCTCTTCATCTGTTTCGGCGACGGGACCAATACCATCAAATTCGGATTGGTCAAAGTTAGCGTAACCTTCAACTTTCCGCATACGAAGACGGAAGTTGGCGCCAACGAACGGGTCAAACACGTCGCACGGCTTAATATCTTCGAAAGCAGGAAGCATCTTGTCCTTAATCTTGTCGAAAATTTTCTTGCCGTACTTGAAGATGAAAACTTTGCCTTCGTTTTCCGGGTGTTTCGGGTCAGAAACGACCAACACATTGGAATAGAAAGACAGCTTGCGTTTTCTCTGGCGAGCGATTTCCTTGTCGGAATCGAATCCACTGTTCCAGAGTTCGTTGCAGTGTTCAACAACCGGGTCATCTTCGCCAATTGTGGTCCGACAGTTTTCGATATACCATTTACCAGTGGGACCTTGAAAACCATGGGTGAACATCTTTACCCAAGGATTATCATCGGGATTGACAGCAGGAAGAAACCGGATAACAGCAGATGCATTACCAGTTTTATCGCCTTCAAGTTTCCACATGCGGGCGTCTTCATACGAATTGTTGGAGTTTTGTTTTTCGATTGCCTTGGCAATCTTGTCGAGGGAGGAGGTTTTACGCATTGCGCGGAGTTGTGCTAAGTCCATAATTTTCTCTTTTCTTTACGCTTTGGTTGATTGGCATTTCGCCTTTTACGCTTCTGTGTTGCTTTTCTATTTATACGCTTCTTGTACACTTTTTGCCCACACTTTACAAAAAAGTAAAGTTACTTGATTTTGTAAAGTAATTCAAGTTCTTCATCATCAAAATCGTTTTCATCGTATAATTTACCACGCTTGGCTGTACTAGCCAGCATACCCTTGCCAGGCACATTTAGGCAATGTTTACGCTTCTTGTCGTAAACGTGCCCAGTTGTTTTATTCATTGGTCTCCCTTTCTGTTAGTATTTTTCTAAACTTTGCTTCATCAATGTTTATGAAAGATTGGAGTTTTTTGATTTTAAGAAACTCCTTCTTCCATAGTGTTGGCTGTGATAGCCACACTGGAGTGAAATTCAATAGCTTATCGAGGATGGCAACCGTTTCAATATGTATCTTGCCAGATAGTGCAAGAGAAAAAATAATTGGGGTTCCATTAGTTTCGAATATGATATTGAATTCTCTGTTCGTGTCTTTACAATACTTATTTATAAAAATAATATCATCTGTGAAGGTTCGTGTCAATGATTGTCTAATTTTCTGAAATTTCTTATAATGGGAAAACGCCTTGTCTATGTCATCAAAGGGATATTCATTACCATACGCAAAGTTGGCTACCAATACACTTGCACACTGTTGAACATCCGAACACTTCCTTGAGAAGGAAACAATCAGAGGCTTATCTTTTCGTTGGTCCAGATGCTTTCCCGTGGCATTCTTAAATCTACCATTACCCTTGATAGCGTCAAAGGTCTTAGACGAAAAATGGGTCTTAATGGAAAGATAGAGTTGAAGAGTTTTAATGGGGTCTATCGCCATTTTAATCATATCATACCTGTGACCGACCCCACCAAAATAAAATCTTCCTTTGTTTCCAGTGAGATTTCATAGAACACATTTTCCGGAGCTTCTGGCTTTTCGTAATAGAGTGCCATACGTTCAATGATGGGGACCATACTATCATCACCCGCATTAATTGCTCGCTGGATACATGTTTCTTTTGGTGTAGTGATATTGATAAGTTGGACAGTCCAATCGGGGGATTGCCATTCAGCCCGCTTTTCATATGACAGACTTGTAGCATCAAGGATTACAATGTCATTGCCGGCGAGAAAT